TCATGTGCGCCGCTGAGTACGACCGCGGGCTTGAAAGCAAGCGCGATCCGCACGCCGATCTGGCTGACGACATGCACCTTGCCAAAGTGGCGCGGATGGCTGAGGCGATGATCGCCGATCGAGAGAAGGCATTCGCCGACTACCTGCAAACGCCGGGTAACGCCGTGCCGGTAATCCGGAAACAGACAGGGGATAGCGCTTGATCGACTTTCAGAAGGCCGTCGATACACACGGCAGCATTCGCGCAGCAGCTCGGGCGCACGGCATCGCAGAAAGCACGTTCCGCGACCGCCTGAAGGCAAAGCGCGACGTCGAGCTGACGATCGCTGAGAACAAGGTCATCAATACGCTGTCGATCCGCAATGGCTCGATCGTGATCGGCTCTGACGCTCACTACTCGCCGAAGCTCATCACGACCGCGCACAAGGCGTTCTGCAACGTGATCGCGGAACATGCGGGCGACGTTAAGGCCGTCATTCTGAATGGCGACCTGCTCGACGGCGCCCGAATCAGCAAGCACGCGCGCATCGGCTGGCAGAAGACGTACAGCGTGAAGGACGAGCTTGAAGCCGTCCGCGAGCGCTTAAGCGACATCGAGGGCGCCGCGCGAGGCATGAAGCTGCTTCGCACGATCGGAAACCACGACATCCGGTTCGACAGCCGCCTGGCGCACGCCGCGCCCGAATACGAGGGCATCGCAGGATTTGCGCTGGCCGACCATCTGCCGGCATGGAAAGACAGCTATCGCATCGACGTGAACGCCGACACCGTGATTATTCACAGCGTCGCCAACGGGATGCACGCGGCATACAACAACGTAGTGAAGGGCGCCGGATATCACGTTGTAACGGGCCATACGCACCGGCTGCAATGCGTTCAGTTCCGAGGATTCGGACGACTGCGCTATGGCATCGAGACAGGCATGCTGGCCGACCCAGAGCAAGACGAGTTCCACTACCTGACCGGGCGCAATGCGAACTGGCAGAGCGGATTCGCCGTGCTGACGTGGCGCGATGGCGAATTGCTGCACCCTGAGTTCTGCTCGGTGCGGGATGACGGCAAGGCGTATTTCCGCGGACAGAGGATGGCGTAGGAGGGTAAGTGATGACAGTCGCAGAGTTGATAGTTTCGCTTCAGGCGATGCCGCAGAACGCCATCGTAACGTTTGATGGATTCGACGAAAACGAAATGGGCGCGGAGACGATGGAGGTAACGAACGTCGACCACTGGCTAGGGGGCAGAAAATATCCTGAAATGGTGTTCCTGTGGTCGGATCAGCAAAAATGACGCGAATCGACCCGCACGTCGACATAGACACGCTCTGCGACGCGTTGGCTGTGGCGCTGGCGCTGCTCGATCAATACGGGCTCGCAGGATTGACGGAAGACGAGATGCAGCCCGTCTATAAGCGCATCAACCGGCTAGACGGCGAGCAGAGTCAAAGCGAGATCGTCACGCGCGGCCTGTTGGTGATGGCGCGCAACCGAACAACACACTGACAGGGGTAGGTAAATGAACATGGCCGTACAGGCGCCGCGCACCGGCGACGAACAGATCGAGGATGAGATTGTTCGCAAGGGCAAGACAGCGCCGCGCATCACGCCAGCAGACATCGAGGCGACGATCATCGACGAGCTCTACTTCACCGCATACGACGCATCCATCGGGCAAGACGTTTCTCCGCAGGAGCGCCCGTTCGTTGCTATGCAAGCGCACGGCCTGCTGACGTTCTGCGTCCTGACGCTGCGCAACGGCTTCACGGTGACGGGCGAGAGCGCATGCGCGTCGCCCGAGAACTTCGACGCCGAGATTGGCCGCAAGATCGCGCGCCAGAACGCCGTGCAAAAGATTTGGCCGCTTGAAGGCTATCTGCTCAAGCATCGTCTGAACGAACAATCGTAGGGATTCATCCCCCAGGCGCAGGTGGGTAACAGCGTCAGCCGCACAGGTATTGGAAGCGCCCACTCCGCCCGAAAGGGAACTCTGGTCGCGCCGGGTGCGGCAATCCCTCTTTCGCGCGCTCCCGGTCAGGGCAGGAACCCGGCAACACATACGGGCCGGTGAGCGCGCACCTATCAAAAGTAGACGGATTTAGACGGAAATAGACACATGGCCAAAGGTGCCAAAACTGGCGGCCGGGTCAGGGGTACGCCCAACAAGATCACGGCCGATATTCGCGCGCTCGCACAGAGCCACACGGAGACGGCAATCTCGATGCTTGCCACGATCCTGACGACGAGCGAGAACGACTCGGCACGCATCGCGGCGGCAAAAGAGCTGCTCGACCGCGGATATGGCAAGTCCACGCAGGCGGTTGAGATGTCCGGCAAGGACGGCGACCCGATCGCCATCACCAAGATCGAGCGCGTAATTGTCAATCCTCCAAATTCAAACACCTGAAGTCTTTGTCCCGCTGCTCGGGCCCGCTCGCTACAAAGGCGGCCACGGCGGCCGGGGCTCGGGCAAGTCGCATTTCTTCGGTGAAATGCTGATCGAGCGATCGATCATGGAAAAGACTGACGCGGTTTGCGTGCGTGAAGTGCAGAAGTCGCTCAAGCAATCGGTCAAAAAGCTGCTTGAAGGAAAGATCGAGGCATTGAACGCCGGCGCCTACTTCGACGTGCAAGACGCGCAGATCAAGTCGACGCATGGCGGCTTGATTATGTTTCAGGGCATGCAGAACCACACCGCGGAGTCGATCAAGTCGCTGGAAGGCTTCGACATCGCATGGGTGGAGGAAGCGCAGAGCTTGAGCCAGCGATCGCTTGACCTGTTGCGCCCGACCATTCGTAAGCCCGGGTCGGAACTGTGGTTCTCGTGGAATCCCCGGGAAGCTTCCGATCCTGTCGATGCGCTGCTGCGTGGCGAAATGCCGCCCCCTGGCGCTGTCGTCGTGCAGGCGAACTACATGGACAACCCTTGGCTCCCTGACGAGCTGCGGGACGAGATGGAGTACGACAAGCGCCGCGATCCGGACAAGTACGCGCATATCTGGCTCGGCCAGTACCAGCAGAACAGCGAAGCGCGCGTCTTCAAGAACTGGCGCATCGAGGAATTCGAGCGACCGGAAGGCACGATCCATCGTCTCGGCGCGGATTGGGGATTCTCTGTCGATCCGTCCGTGCTGATTCGATGCGATATAGACGGCAATCGTCTGTATGTCGACTATGAGGCGTACATGGTCGGCTGCGAGATCGTGAACCTGCCTGAACTGTTCATGGGCGTCCCTGACGCAGAGAAGTGGCCGATCACGGCTGACTCCGCGCGACCGGAAACGATCAGTCACATGCAGAAGAACGGCTTCCCGAAGATCCGCCCGGCCATCAAGGGCGCGAAATCGCTGGAAGAGGGCGTCGAATTCCTCAAATCGTTCGACATCATCGTTCATCCGCGCTGCAAGCATCTGATCGATGAACTGACGCTCTACAAGTACAAGGAAGACCCGCTGACGGGCGCCATCCTGCCGATTCTCGAAGACAAGGATAACCACGTCATCGACGCGCTGCGGTACGCCTGTGAGGGCGCACGACGCGCTGGCAAGGCTCCGAAACCACAACCGAAACCGACGATTCGCCGCACCGTGATTGGTGGTGGCGCCTGGATGGGATGATATGGCGCGAAAGCCGAAAGAAGATCCGAAAGCGAAGATTGTCAGCGAGGCGAAAGAGCGGTTCGCCCGCTGTGAGGAAGCAGAGAGCGACTTCCGCAAGCGCTTCGTCGAAGACCTGAAGTTTGCCAATGGTGACGCGGATAACGGCTGGCAATGGCCCGATGCGATCCGCAACGCGCGAGACGGCGACAGTCGGCCGTGCCTGACGATCAACAAGACGCGGCAGCACAACCTACAGATCATCAACGACGCGAAGCAGAACAAGCCGAGCGTGAAGACGCTGCCGGTCGACGGCGATGCGGACATTGAGATCGCCAAGATTCTCGACGGCATCGTTCGCCACATCGAATACAACTCGCACGCCGAGATTGTGTATGACACGGCGACTGAGTTCGCGGTACAAGCCGGCCTTGGCTACTGGCGCGTGGTGTGCGAATACGCGCATGACGGCTCGTTCGATCAGGAAATCTTCCTGCGCCGCGTCAAGAACCCGCTGACGGTCTACACCGATCCGGATATTGAGTCGGCAGACGGCTCAGATATGAAGTTCGCTTTTGTCTTCGAGCAGATGTCGAAAACCGAATTCGAGGCGACCTATCCGGGCGAGGACGCGCAGAGCGTCGTGTTCGGCGACGATACGACCGGCAGCGACTGGATCAGCAAGGACAAGATTCGCGTCTGCGAATACTTCCGCAAGACGACCAAGACCGACACGCTCGTCAATCATCCGGTCAACGGCCCGATGATGCTGTCGGAAGTCGAAGACCCGGAAGAGCGCAAGGTCATCGAGAGCGACCCGAGCGTGCAGAAGCGCCCGGTGAGTCAGCCGCAGATCACCTGGTATCTGATTGCTGGCGACAAGATCATCGACGAGAAGCCGTGGGCGGGACGCTATATCCCGATCGTGCGCGTGATCGGCGAAGAGATCGTGATTGACGGCAAGGTCGAGCGCAAGGGCCACACACGCAACCAGAAAGACGCGCAGCGCATGTACAACTACATGTCGTCGGCGAACGTCGAATACATTGCGCTTCAGACCAAGACGCCATTTGTCGGCCCGGCCGCAGCCTTCGAGGGATACGAAAGCGAGTGGGCGAACGCGAACAAGGACAACCTGCCGTATCTGCCCTACAACGCGTGGGACGAGTCGGGACAGCCTATCGAGCGTCCGCAGCGCGAGCAGCCGCCTGTAGGGGCCTCTGCGTACCTGCAAGGCATGCAGACGGCGCAGCAAGAGTTGATGATGACGACCGGCCAGTATCAAGAGCAGTTCGGCCAGCAGTCGAACGCTCAGGCAGGCGTCGCGATTCAGGCGCGGCAACGGCAGGGCGACCGTGCAACGTATCACTTCATCGACAACGTTGCGCGCGCCATTCGCTACACCGGGCGCATTCTGATCGACCTGATCCCGAAGATCTACGACACGCAGCGCGTGATTCGCATCATCGGCGAGGACGGAACGGAGACGTTTGCGCAGTTCAACCCGGACCAGCAACATCCGGTGGCAACGCCTGATGGACAGCCGGCTCCTCCGCAGGATCAGCGCGACCACCTGAAGGACGTGCAGCTGATCTACAACCCTGGCATCGGGCGTTACGACGTAACGGTCGAAGTCGGCCCGAACTACGAGACGCGCCGGCAGGAAGCGTTCAACGCGCTTACGCAGATCATGAGCCAGGATCAAGAGTTGATGAAGGTTGCTGGCGACCTGCTGTTCAAGGCGGCTGACTTCCCGATGGCTGACGAAGTGGCTGAGCGTCTGCATCGCACGATCTCGCCAGCGATCTTGGGCGAGGGCCCGAGCCCGCAAGAGCAGGACATGACTCAGAAGATGCAGCACATGGGCCAGATGATCGAGCACTTGACGCAGCAGCTTCAACAGGCGCAGCAGGGCAAGGAGCAGCAGGAGACGAACATCAAGGCATACGACTCGGAGACGAAGCGTATGCAGGCTCTTGGGCCTGTCGATCCGGCGCTCGTCTCTCACCTGGCTACGCAAGTCGTCATGCAGATGATGCAGACCGGCGCGCCAGAAGGCGGCGCTCCACCGCCTGACCCGATGCAACAAATGCCGCAACAACCGAACCCGCCTAGTGCGGGTTTTTCTTTGCCCGCTCAATAAGGAACAAGAATGCCCGGCTACATCGGAATTTTGCAGGACGCGTCGAATGTGACGCCTGTTAGCACGCTGTTCATCATCCGCCAGACGCTTGCGCCCGCATCGGTCGGCGCCAACACCAGCGCAGAGCAGACGTTCACCGTGCCCGGCTTGCAGCTCGGAGACTCAGTCGACATCAACAAGGCATCGCATCAGGTCGGCCTGAGTATCGGCAACGTGCGCGTGTCTGCAGCGAACACGCTGGCGATCCAGTTTGTGAACACGACTGCCGGCGCGATTGTGCCGACGTCCGAGCAATACATCATCGGCGGCCAGCGCTAAAGCAGCCACAGCAACACCGTTTCCCGAAGGCTCGTTTCCGAAAGGAGCGGGCCTTTTTGCATTGCGTACCGGCGCGCCATCACCGGGCTCAATCCTTGGCTTAGTCCATGCAAATCGAAGACAACGCAGCACCGCTTGAAAACGTCACGCCTACGGAGCAGGAACAGGCGC